TGGAACGCTTTCGCGACCGGCAGGAAATCGAACAACTAAAAGGTCAGCTGAATCAGTTCGGCCAGAATTATCAGCAAAGCCAGGAACAGACGCAGTTTACCGACTGGATTAAATCGGAAGCGAACGCCTATCAGGCGGTAGAACCGTCGTATTTCAATTCGGCGAAGCATGCAGCGGATCGCCGGATCGCATTCTGGAAGGAAGTCGCGCCGAACGCGCCTGCTGGTACTGCCGAACGGATGGTCGAAGCCGAATCGATGCTGATCGCCAGGCTAGCGCAGCAGTACGGCGGCAAATTCGCGCCTGCGTTGCATAAACTGGCGCGCGATTGGGGCTTCAATCCAGCTGCTGTTAACGGTCATTCGAATGTCGTACCGCTGCGACAGCCGCAGAACAATCGGCTTCAGCAGGTCCAGGCCGGACAGCGCGTCCAAGGCTTAGGCGCGGTTCCAGCCGGAAACGGCAATGAAGCCGGTACGTCGGCGTATCGAAATTACAGTCCGGCTGACATCGCGAACATGTCGGAACGCGAATTCATGACCGCGATGTCGAATCCTGCATCAGCGCGCGACCTGAAGTACGCGCTGGCCAGGGCGGACGGCCTAGAAGGCGAAGGAAACTACTAAAATGCCTGCTAAATCAAAAGCGCAGCAAGGATTTTTCGGCGCTGAACTGGCGCGTCAGCGCGCAGGAATGGCGACTGAAACCGGACTTGATCCGTCGCAACTGGAAGACTTCGCGGCGACGAAGACGAAAGGACTGCCGCAACATAAAAAGCCAGATAAGCGCGGCTTCGGCAGCGAAAAGCGATCAGAACATGGCCGACATAAGCGCGGACGCGGCGATACGATGAAATGAAGATCAACATAGAAGTCATTCCGCATAGCGAACAGCTGTACGATACGGCTGGCAACTGGTTCCTAGACGATGCTGGCGTTCTACAGATCCGCATCAGCCGAATGAAAGATCCGGTTTATACGCATCTGGTAGCGCTGCATGAACTAGTCGAAGCGTTGGTTGAATCGATGAAGTTTGGCGATCTAGTACCGCCGCAATGGCTGATCCTTCAGACGGACCAGTTTGACCAGACCTTCGAAAAGCAGCGTCATAAGAACGACTACGCCAGCGAACCAGGCTACAGCAATGGCTGTCCGGTCTATCAAGGACATATGCTGGCCAGCGCCGTCGAACATTTGGCGGCGATGCTGCTGAAAATCGATTACAACGACTACCAGAAGGCTATCGGAAATTTAAAGTAACCGATCTATTGACAAAAGTGTCTTTTTGTTTCTAAGAATTAAGTTTGTCCGACTACCGAATCGCCATAGGTAGTCTTGACGCGCGGACATGGTGTAAAAATAGAGCGCGTCCCCTACCTGGAAAATCGCCGTTCCAGCGCCGTAAGGGTTCCTAGGGCGTAGATTCCACGGCAAAGCAGTCGTTAACGAAAGTCGATGCTTGGCATTGACTGGACAGGAATTTACGTCTTCCTGGGGAGGGAAAACCTTCATGGCGGAATGGGTTTATCAAACTACGGATCGACTTAGTAATTCGCGCTGGGCGAAGCTCATGCTGTCCCAGTACATGCTCGATACTTTGTTCTTCCGGTTCGCATCGCCCGACGATACGTCGTTGATGATGATACTGGATGATCTACAGAAACACGCTGGAGACAATGTAACGTATGGAATCAGTCAGCTGTTAAGCGCGCCTGGCGTTCTGGACCTGAATACGCTGACTGGTAATGAAGAATCGCCGTTGACGTATGCCGATTCGCTATATATCCACGAACTAGCGCACGCCATTCTGCTAGTTGGACCTATCAGCGATCAGCGTATTTTGTTTGATCGTCGGCGGACCGGACGGAATCGACTTGCCGACTGGTATGCTGCGCGAACCGATCATAGCGCGGCGAATCAGCTGGCGGGCTATACCCCGCAGACCGATACGCGATTTACAGGACTCCAAGCGTGTATTACGACGACCAGGCAGCAGTTTTCGCAGCCTGCGCCGCCAGCAACGCAGATTACTGATGCCGCGAACCTGACGAATACCAATACGTATAATGTTACGTTGATCGACTTGGCGGAACTGCAGGCGAAGTCATTGACGAACGGTATTCGTCCGTTGAAAGTCGGCGGACGGTCTTTCTATGTAAACTTTATGCATACTAGTCAGGCCACGGATATGCGAACTAATAGTTCGGTAGGTCAGTGGCTTGATATTCAGAAAGCGGCGATGACGGGCGGTGACGTTGGTGACAACCCCATTTTTTGGGAGTCGCTTGGAATGTACCATCGTACGCTGCTTCATGAATCCAGCCGCGTTACCAATGCAGTATCGGTTGCAGGCGCAGCAGTAGCTAGTACGAAACGCGGATTGTTTTGCGGCGCGCAGGCTGCGGTTCTGGCTTTCGGACGTTCGCAGACTGCTGATCAGAAGTTTAATTGGCTCGAAGAACTACGCGATTTCGGCCGTCAGATCGGCATTGGCGTCAGTGCGATCTGGGGCGCGAAAAAGGTAGTCTTCAACGCGGTAGATTTCGGCGTGTCAGTCATCGATACGTGGGGAATCGACATCGATCAGCTTGGATCGCAGGAAGCAACTGCGCAGTAGGTATAGCGAATATGCAAGAACAAGATTATCGCGAAGCTGGCGGCAACGGTATCGTAGCAACGGCTATTGTTCCGTTGACTGCCGAACAGACAGGCGGCGTTGTTGTTCCGGCATCAGGCGTCGTTGCGCCGTTTGCATTACCGGCTGGATTCAACGCGTCGCCAATTACGCGCGATCCTAAGGGTGGTCGCAGCGCCAGTCTTTATCCGATTAAAGTCCTCGGGACATTTGTACTGACTTCCGGTTCATTGGCGGCAGGCAATAATATCAATCTATGTTACGTTCCGCAGAATACGTTTCTTAGCGACTTCAACATTGTTACGTCGGCATTAACCGGTACGTTGCAGGATAATCTTGCGACGCCAACGGTTTATTGTACGCTGGCAGGCGCGGTATCCGGCCTGAACAACATGAGCGCGGCGCAGGGGCAGAACTTTGGAACCATGTATGCAAATACGCCGCGCGCGATTGGCGTAAATGGTTGTCCAGTAGTCCAGTGGCAGCGCGGTACGTTGCTTCAGCTTGTTCTGACCGGTACGCCGACATATACGACGCCAGTCGTCTTCATGCTGGAATGGAGTCCAGCGTACGACGCCGGGGTGTAGATATGTCGAAGAAGACCATCGATGAATTCGACAAACCGTTGTCGAATATCTTCGCGCCGCCATCGACAACGCATCCGCAGGACGATGATACGCGCGCGCAGGCGCTGTATGACGGACAGCTGACCAATGAATCGGCTGTCCGCGCATATCGCAAACCTTGGGTCGCTGGCGCGCATCTGGCCGATGCGACTGAAGATTTTCGCGATGCGGTCTGGGGCATCAACGAAGGCAAACGCGACGTACGCAAAGGAAGATAATCATGGCAAAGAATGGTGGATACGGCTATCCGAACAGCTACAACGAAACTGGCGGCGGCGATGCGAATACGCCGGACGTTTCCGGCAAGGACATGTATTTCAGCTACGAAGAAGTCCAGGCAATGCATCTGTCGCAGACTGGACCGATGGACGAAACCGCGAATAGCAAATCAGGTCGCGGTGTAATGGGCGGTCCAGCGCCTGGCGAACCAAATCCGGCAGGTATGGGCAAAGACTAAATGGCGGAATCGTTCCTACCGCAGCAGCAGGATACGCGAACCTTCGGGGCGATGCAGACGCGCCTGTTAGACGATTTGAATCGTCCTGATCTTGGCAATATCGTCATCGATTACATCCAAGATGCCGTAAGGTTCTGGTCCAGGAAGCCGTTTTTCTTTACGGAAATCGACAACCGGATGGTACCGGTCTGGTCCGCATCGACCATGTATCCGTTAGGCAGCTGCATTCAGAACGGAACGACGGTTTTTGTCGCGCTGTCGCCAGGCGTTAACGAAAGCGGAACGGTCCAGCCGACTTGGCCGACTGTCGTCTATGTACGACCGCCTGGCAGTACCTACGTACCGCCGACGCCTGGAACGCCAGGTACGGTCGTCGATAATCAAGTCATCTGGGGAAATGTCGGCAGTTATAAGCCAAATTTTCATACGCAGTTAATGACGATACCGGCAGTCAATCAGATAATACCGCCGATTGATTACATGCAGCCGTATATGGTCCAGATGACAACGGCGAATCAGCGGCTGATCCTGGAAAAAATATCGTTTTTCCGGCTTTCCGAATGGGACGTCATTACGCCTGCGCCGATAGCGGCATATCCGCGCTTCTGGGCGTATTGGCAGAACCAGATTTATACTTGGGTCTATCCAAGCGGATTTTTTCCAGTAACGCTGAATTATAACTGCGCGCCAATGCCGCCGCAGAATACGACGGACAGTAATTTCTGGACGACGGTCGCTGAAAGGTTGATTAGGAAGTCGGCGCAGGCATCGATATCGCGCGAAGTCCTGTATGACCAGGAAGCTGCTGGCCTAGCGATGCAAGCGGCGAACGAAGAATTAAGCCATCTGAAGGCGCAGGTTGTCGCGCAGCAAGGTTATACGATTCCTGCTTGGGATTGGTAAATGGGCGTATATCGGCATGGTCAAGCGGTCATTGAACTGCCGTTCCTGGATTTTGCGCCGGATCTTGCCTTAGACGCAGCCAATAATCAAAGACAGATCGCCTTGATCGATATGGACAATGCGGCGCCTACGGTCAAAGGCTATCAATGCCTGAATTCGCCGTCGCAGGTTTGCGTAGCAATGCCGCAAACGATAACTGGATCTACGCTAGCCTATTTTTCGAATAGCGCTGTAATTAACTTCGCAGGTAGCGCGACCAACTTATGGCGTCTGGATAACTGGTCTACCTGGACGAACGTCGGAACGGTAGCCAGCAACGGCAAATGGCGGTTCGCGCAATTCGGTGACGACATTATTGCGGTCAACGCCGGATCGCCAGTCGGCTATCCGACAACAGTAACTGCGCCGCAAGTTTCCAGTTGGGCGGCGGCGTTCCAACCGTTAGCTGGTAGTCCGCCAAACAATTCGACTTGCCTATGCAGCGTTAACGGTCAGGTTTTGATGTTCGGTCCGACGAACGGCTGGTACTGTAGCGCATTAGGTACGGACAACAACTGGACGCCAAATATTCAATCGCAGGCAGGCAGCGGAATTTTATACGATTATCCAGGTAATATTGTTGCTTGCGCGCCGATTTTTCGAAACGTCGTTGTCTGGAAGCAGACCTGTACTTATTTAGGATCGTACGTTGGCGGATACGCCGTATGGTCCTGGCAGTTAATTTCGGATCTGACCGGAACCTGGTGCCAGGAATCGGTTGTTGTAATGCCGGATAGCGTTGCGTTCGTCGGCAATGACGATTTTTACGTTACTTCCGGCTATACGCCGCAGCGGATTCCGAATTCGGTCAAAGAATGGTTTTTCGATATCGCCGATGTAACGCAGTTTATCAATATGCAAAGCCGGTTCGATGCTTACCACGGCATTGCGTATTGGTATTTTGTCAGCAAAGCGCCGCCGCATGCTGGCGTACCGGATCGTTGGGTTTGTTGGAATGCGCGAACCGGTAAATGGGGGACCGGCTATTTAAGCCAAGGCGCAATCAGCGTTCCGTATCCGAATCAGCAGCCTGGTTGGCTAAATGGTCTTTACTACGACGCAAACCAGATCCTTTATTCTTGGCAAGGCGCGCCAGGAACGGCGCGTTACGTTACCGGCTACTTAGGTTCGCAGAATAGCTTTTCGCAATGCATGCGCGTCAAGCCGATATACTATACGCAACCAAATTCGGCGACTGTTACGCCGTATCATGTAACGAATCTTGGTCAGACCGATGTTAGCGGACCGACAACATTCCTGAATTCGACGGATGGCTGGTTTTATCTGCGGCAAACTGACCGCTGGCATAAATTTCAGATAACGACGACTGGACCGAACGTTGCGCCAGGTACTGTAAATCAGACCGGCGCAGAAGTTAGCGCGATTGCAATAGAAATGCGTGAAAGCGGCTGGCGCTAATGGCAGACATTGTTGCTTTCAATCCGCCTGCGCCTGGCGCAATCAATATCCGAACGTTTCAGGATTTGCGCCGATTCTTGATTACTTATGTCGTAAATCAATGGATGCAATACGTCAATGGATATCTAGGCAATGGACTGGTTCCGATATTGAACCAGCATTCCGGTTATGGAACGGACATACCGGCAGCAGCCAGTATTACGCCTAGCGCTGGCGTCCAGGCGATTACCGGAACGGCAACGATTTCGACCATCAATCCGATGCCGACCGCAGCAGGTAAATGGGGCGGACCAATCTATTTAATTGCGCGCGCCGGTTACAGTACATCGACAGCAGGCAACATTTACCAAGCAGTAACTGTCGCTGCCGGACATATGGGGATTTTTGCTTTCGACCGTAACGCAGGCAAATGGTCGGTAGTTACATCATGAATGAAGAATCGCCATTTCCGGAAATGCAGGCGGTACCAACGCCATATGCTGCGCCGCCAATGTGTCAGATCAGCGGTCCGGTCGCGCGCGCGGACGGTACGCTGACGATATACGGCGTCGTTACGTTCAATTCCAGAAGCGTCCAAGTCGTCAATGGCCAAGCGATTCAGCCGTTCCTGGTTTCATCGTCAACCGATATAAACGGCGATCTGCAGGCGATCAATTTGGCGCAAGGACTACTGCTGCAAGTCAAAGTCAGCGACGGCGGCGTAACGTATCCGCCATCGACGGTCATGATTCCAGCTACGGCGACAGCTAATTTCAGCCAGCTGTTTACTTGGGGCGGTTAATGACGAAGGACGAATTAATTAAGAACGTTCTTGGTCGTATTGGTCAGGTCAGCGAAGCTATTAACAAGCAAGGCGGATCGCTGCCGCCTGACCTGTCGAAAGTTGCGACAGCGCTGGCTGCGATGCGTCGAACCAACGGCGGTAGCTTGCCGCCGCCAAGTAACGGCGGCATGGAAATCGCTGCGGCGGCGTTGCCGGTACCGATGGATCTACCGTCGGACTTGCAACCGAACTGGGACATTTTCTGGTCTTATTTTACCGCTATCAATCAAAAGTTTGGCTGGCCGAATAGGGATCAATACCTATTCATGGCCGAAATTGCGGCAACGCTTACCGGCAATGCGGGAGCGGCTTTGCAGAACCCGGCAGGCGGTGCGAACAACTACGCGCCGATTGATTCGCCGCATTTCACTGGAACGGTCTACATCAATAGTCAGGCAGTAACCTTTACGACGTGGGCCCCGTATATAAACCCGGCTTCCGGGCAAAACAATTATGCCCCACTGGATAAGCCTGTTTTTACGACTAGTATGACTTCGCAAGGAACGACTACGCTGACCGGCGCGGCGACTGCGCCAACGCCAACGGCGGGCGATTCCAGTACCAACATCGCGACTACTGCTTGGGTCAATTCGGCAATTGCTAGCGGCGGTGGTCTGCCAACGAACAATCCGACGTTTACCGGTACGATGACTGGTCCGACGCTGACGCTGACAACCGGATGGACCGGCGTTACCAGCGGCACCAACGCGGCGACTGGCAATGTAGGCGAATTCAATTCGACCGGTCCGACGACTTATACGTTTACGGCCAGCGCTACGACGGCCAATGTCTTTACGGCATCCGTTGCTGCTGGCGAATGGGACGTATGGGGGACTTGCGCGATAACTACGGCAGGTACTGTTACGATTTTCAGCCTTGGCGTCAGTACGACCAGCGCTACGATGCCGACTGCAGGCGTTGGCGTAGACAACCGGACTGCCGCAACGCCGCTAGGAACTACCTTTAGAACCGGCCGCGTACGCATCAACATCAGCGCGACGACCAACGTCTATCTGGTCGGCAATGCGACTTATACAGTAGCGCCAGCGGTTTCCTACCAGATGTTCTGGAGGCGGATAAGATAAATGGCAGGTAACGGTAACCAATATCAGCCGCCGATCATTTCCGATCAGTACGCCAATGTCAGCGCGCTGCTGGCGCCTGCGGAACAGACAGTATGGAACGCCTTCATGGCCATGCTGACGGCGGTAACCGAAGTTCTAGGCGAACTGAACCAGGATCAGTATCTGATGATCCTGGACGTAGCGGCGCATCTGGCGGTAACGGCTGGTGAAGTACCGTACATCGGAAGTAACGGCAACTGGTGGCTGGGCGGAACGGATAGCGGCGTCAGCGCCAATGGTCTGCCAGGACCGCAAGGACCGCAAGGCGCGACTGGACCGCAGGGGCAAAGCTTTAAGGTTCTTGGTTCGTACGCGAACCTGGCGGCGTTACAAGCAGCGCATCCGACCGGCAATCCTGGCGATGCGTATGCGGTTGGCGCAGCTGGTAGCCAGACCGTCTATATTTGGGATCCGGCGACTAGTTCCTGGGTTAACATCGGTCCTATTACTGCCGGTATTCCGTATGTAAATACTACGCCGCCGCCTAGTCCAGCCGTAGGCGATCTGTGGTTCGATACCGTCGGCCTCCAGATGTATATCTGGTACAACGACGGTACTTCCATCCAATGGGCGCCGGTAATTAATCAAGGCATTACTACAGGCGGCGGGGGCGGCGGTACTGCGGGTGTTACGTCGTGGAATACGCGTACAGGCGACGTGGTCCTGGCTGCTGCCGATGTAACGGGCGTCGGCGGCGCGATGCTGGCTGGCCCAGCTTTTACCGGCGTACCAACTGCACCTACAGCGGCGGCAAATACTAGTACTACGCAGCTTGCCACTACGGCGTTCGTAACCAGCGCTATTACGGCATTACCGGCGAATGTCAGTAGTTTCAATACGCGGACAGGCGCCGTGACATTTACGACAGCGGACCTGACCGCAGTAGGCGGCGTTACTGGCGGTCCGTATGCATTAATAGCAAGTCCTGCGCTGACCGGTACGCCAACTGCACCGACTGCTGCTGCTGCGACGAATACGACGCAGCTGGCTACGACGGCATTCGTCCAGGCTGCAATTACAGCAATCAGCGCAGGCGTGGTCAGTTTCAACGGCAGATCCGGCGCCGTAACACTCACAACGGCCGACATTACAGCAGCAGGCGCAGTAACAGGCGGTCCATACGCAATTCAGACAAACCCCGCAGGCGGGCAAAACAATTATGCGCCGCTTGCCGGGCCAACTTTTACGGGTGTCGTAACGTTGCCGACTGGTACAGTTGGCGTTACGCAGACTGCGGGTACTAACAATACTTCACTCGCAACTACGGCCTACGTAACTTCGGCGATTGCTGCGCTGCCGCCTGCTGGCGCAGTAATTAATCCTACCGCACCGGCAAGTCCCAACGTCGGCGAATTATGGTTCGATTCAACCGGCCTGCAGACTTACGTTTGGTATAACGACGGAAACAGTACGCAGTGGGTACCGGTCATCAACCAAGGCGTACTAAGCGGTAGCTTCGCCCCGTTAACCAACCCTGCTTCAGGCCAGAACAACTACGCTCCGTTGGCGAATCCAACGTTTACAGGTACGGTTACAATTCCTGCCGGTGCGTCTATTTCTGGCTTCGCGCCACTGGCCAGTCCCGCGTTCACCGGAACACCAACGGTAGGTGGCTCGAACGTTCTAACTGCCTCGTCGGTGACCAGTACGGCCATTGCCGGTGATGTTACCGGGACACTCGCTGCGAGTACCGTGGCGCGGCTCCAAGGCCGAACAATGGCAAGCACGGCGCCGACCACTAACCAAGTTCTTGCGTGGAGCGGTTCGCAGTGGGCACCGGCAACTCCTTCGGGTGGTGGCCTGCCGGTCAACAATCCGGCCTTTACGGGCATCATGTCGTTCGGTGGAACGACGGGTAGTACCGGACCTATGCAGCTTCAGTTGTCGCCTACTGCCAGCCAATGGATAGGTGGTACTTCTCCGTTTCCCGGCGCCATGAATTCCCAATTTGTTATTGGTCCAGTTACCACGTTTGGCACTGCTCAAGCCAATGGCGCAGCAGGCGGACTATGGGGAACAGGTGGCGGAATTGTTCTGTCCGGCAACGCCGTAACTTCTTTTGGTAGCTGGTTTGCGACTAGTACGAATACGCCAGTAACTGCCAGTCTGGTCTGCGTCAACATAACGCAGAACGGTGGTGCTGGACCGGGCATTTTCCTTTACGCGGATACGGGTATTACGACTTCTAGTAATTATATTCCGACGTTGGTCACTCAGTTTACGAATACCAGTCCTTACGCCTACAAGCCTTCTGGTGGTTCCTGGGGTGCGACCTCGGATATTCGCGTCAAGCGCGACATTGGCGTTTACACGCGCGGACTGGAAGCGGTCCTGCAATTAAGGCCCATCACCTATTATTACAACGGCAAGGGTGGGACGCCGGATGATGGCGTACAGTACGTCGGCTTGGTAGCTGATGACGTTGAGTCCATCATGCCGGAAATGGTGGGCGAACATGCCGACTTACATTCAGCGGCCGGTGACAAGCTGGAGCATTTGAAGACGCTGGACGTGAGCGCGCTGACCTACGCCTTGGTCAATGCGGTGAAGGAACTGAATACGCGGCTGACCAAGCTGGAGAACTGATGGCTTCGGTCGATTTCCCAAATAGTCCGACTACTA